ACATGACCCTTAACGAGTTTATGACACAGGGAAACGTGTGGGAATACTTGTCCGATCCTGCGTCTGATGCTTATCAAAAATTTCTTAAAATAGAAACCACTGCTGTAACAGAAGCTCTTGATAATACCTTCTCCAAATCTTTTACAAATGTAGCTCAAGCAAGAAAGGGTGATCCTGTTGCCATGCTTGCAGGTATTATTGAAGAGACAAGAAAGATACCTGTCATAGGAGCCATAGCTCCATTCGGTCAGTTCTTTAACAACACCCTGGCTTTTACTTTTAAACACTCAGGGGCAACTATGATCTACAGAAAAGCAGCAGGTATTGAACAAGATCCCTTTGAAGGTATTGCTAGAATGGCTGCAGGTTGGAGTGCTCTCGCTCTAGCAACAATGAAAGAGAAAAAGAATCTTGATGAAAACTTAGCTTGGCATGAAGAAAGACAATCAGATGGACAGGTTGTAAGTAGACAGTACGATTTTCCCTACAGTCACTTTAAAGTTTTAGGTAGAGCAATGGCACACAAGTTGAGGGATGGTGACGTGCCTCAAGATTTAAAGAGAGTAGTATCAGAGCAAGTAGGTGTACAAGGATTTGTAAGAAACCTTGGTACACAAGGAAGAGTGCTCAGTGATCTAGGAACAAGCATCCTTGACCTTGATGGAACTGCAGCAGGTGACAACGGTATGAAACTTCTTGGTGAAGCTCTGGGTATGTACGCATCTGGTTTTAGTAGAGTTGCAGATCCTGCCAATCAAATCATTGCAATGTCCAGGGGTGAAGATTATGTTTACGCAGATAAGAAACAAGGCGTAAAAGAATTTAATAATGCTTTGAGATATACTGATGAAATATTTGATTTGATGACACTTGGTGCTCTTAAAAAGAACGCAGTAGAAAAGAAAATAGCTACGCAAGAAGATACACCTGCAGTTCCAATAGGAAGAGTGTTGGGTTATCGTGCTGTAGAAGCACCATCAACAATAGAAAAGTTATTTAATGATGTTGGTAGATCACAGTGGAAGACAAACCTTTACAGTATTCCAGAAGCAACTAACGTTATTAATGATTACATCTTTCCATACCTAGAGATGTGGGCAGATACTGTTGTTAAAAACAACTGGGATGAAAGAACATTAGCTGATAAAGAAAAGATTTTAAGTGACGTTCTTGTAGCGGCAAAGAATGATGTTAAAGAAGTTCTCAGGGTTTCTGAAAAAGATGAGCCTAGAAAAGCAGAATTAATATTCTCAATAACAAATAAAAATTTAAAGAAAGCTAAACTAAGAAAATACTTAGAGTCATTTGGAACCTCAGAAAAAAACTTATGGGAGTTAGATCCTCCTCAACTAGAACTAATACTATCATTCTTAGATGACGAAGGTTTTAGGAATAGAATGTTAGAATCAGAATCAGGATTAAGATAAATAAAAAGAAACCCCCAGGAATTAACTGGGGGTTTTTAGTTTGTTATTTCTTTTTATTATTTTTGTAGTCGATCATCTTACTTGAGTAGGAGAAAGCTTCCTCAATTATTTGATCAGACTTAGTGTAATACTTACCAGAAGCAAGGAGTCCTGACAAGGCATGACCTGCAAAGAAATCGTTAGTCTCTACCTTTATCTGAGTAGTATCTTTATTTGATACAAACTCTTGGGCTTCCTGCTCAAGGGTTTTTTTATTATCTTTGCTAGTCATTTATGTTTTTCTTTTAACGACTCTAACATCCTGGCAAGATACCACTGTGCTTTTTCCATATCTTCTACAGGATTAGTTTTATATCTGTAACGGTGTTGATACTTTATCATGTTACCATGACAGTAATCTATAAAGCCATCAAGACCAAGGACTTGTTTGATGTAGTCAATACATTCTATCCCACCGTCTGCATGATTGTAGTGGAAAGGTTTATCAACTGGATTAAATTTAGAACTCATTTCTTTCCTTCCTGCTAAGTCTATTATATCTGAAACACTATACCTGTTGCACTCTCCACAGTGACCATCATCATCAAGAAGAAAACCGCAGTCTTTGCATTTCATATTCTATCCTAGCTTATAGCAACAGAGTGTGTACTGTGTTCTACCACGTAGTCTAAAGGAAGTATAGTAATTAAATCACCTCTACCTGGTCTGGTCAGTAAACCAAACTCACCCTTAAAGTATTCAGTACATCTCTTCCTAAGATCATGTATAATATTAGATGGATCTAACAGATAGAAGAAGTCCTTTGCTCTTACTGCAACAAACCTATCTATATCGTTAGGTACTCCCCATCCCTTTGTAGGCTTCCAATCAGGAGGACGTTTAACTGTACGTAACTCCCACCAGATTGTGTAGTCTACTGGTCCTTTCCTTTCAAATCGTTTGGCTGCTTTTACGTCAACCTTACCAAAATCTTTATCTAAAACGTCCCAGTGTTCAAAGATATCCTCTTCTCTTGTAGCAGATCTAACAAAGTTATCTCCACGTAATTTTATAAACTCTTTTTCTGCTGCTGTACCCTCTCTAATAGAGGAAGCGTTTTTCTTTGGCATACTTTAAGCTCCTATGTCTACCACCTCACAGACATCACCAGTGCAAGCCATTGTTTGACTTGATGTAGTAGTGTCTTCTTTTTCATACTCGCTGAGTCTAGACCAGTCAATAGTTTTTGGCATAGTAACTAAAATATTTTTGTATTCTTCTTTGTCTATCTCCTGATACGGAGCTTGTTGATAAGTGTGTTCGTTATAAGGTAGAAAAGATACACCACTCATTTCATCGAAGTGTTCATACACAAATGTTCCAACCTCAAACCATTCATCTTTCTTGACGTTGATTGTCACACTAGGTTTGTGCTCTGACCAGTGCCTCTGATACATCAACCACATTTTAAGTTGGTCAACAGCAGACAAGTCAGATGTAACTACAGCCTTGTTAGGAGCTTTAACAGGAAACGAGAACACTGTTGTTTGATCTGGTTTGAATACGTCAGGCTCACTAGGAATACCTTGATCCTTCATGAAGGTGGTAAGAGGATCTTTGTTATCTCCTCTAACGGTTCTAACGTAATAAGGTGAATGACGTGCATGGATTCCAGAGGCAGAGTCAACCAACTGTGAGACTGTACCTGATGGCTTGACACAAGTAATAGCTGCCGACTGTGGAATACCAAGACGATCAGCCCACTCAGCATTAGTAACAACAGCAACGTTACGTAAGTTCTCAAGGGTTTTATCCAGTCCTTTATTCTTTGTAGTCATTACAGGGTTGTCCATAATACCAGTTAAGCTTACACCTAAGAGTCTTTCTTCTTCTGTGTTGGTTGTCCAGATTTTTCTGAGGTATGGGAACTTGGTGTACGTGCTTTGGATCGTCCCAAGTATTGTGGCGAGTCTGACTTTTCTAGCCAAGTCATCCACCGTATCTGTGGCTCGTACCACAACTTCCGTAAGATTGCAGAACTGATACGGTCTAAGAATAATCTCACTACAAGGATTAGTTCCGAAGTCAAAGTCAGAATTACGTCTGCCATTCTTTGCAGCTTGTCTCTTAGACGCCTCACGATTAAATATACCACGTTCACCACTCCCTGATTCTACTAGTGCCATCCACTCACGCATGAAGGACAGACTATCTGGTTTCTCTGTGTATGCTACACTGTTGTTAGCCAAGGCACGTTGGGGTTCATTGTCCCACCAGTTACCAGACTTAGCATGACGCATACGATCATCTGATAGATTAGATAGAGATATCATAGCAGACCTACGTACTCCACCTACAACTACTATCTCTCCTATCTTACACATTAGATCGTGACACTCTATTGAGGATAGCTTACGTCCTTCTGCTTCTCTAAACATTTTAACTGCAAAGTTAAATAGATCTACGAGAGGAGCAGGACCAGAGGCTCTACCACCGAATGTTTTTAACCTTGCACCTGCAGGTCTTACCCTGCTTACATCCCACTGAGGAACCTCACCTGCCCATAGGAGTACTAGTAATTGTCTGAACGCTTTAGCCCACCCCTCCTTGCTGTCCTTTACCACAATGGTAGTATCACTATCGAAGAGTTTAGGTATTTCGGGAAGCTTGCTAATGAACTGTCTCTCAACACTGAACCCAACACCAGTACCACAGAGCAAGATAAACATAGCCTCATCGAAGGACTTTGGGTCATCTACAGGTAAGTAACTACAGTTGTATCCTGCTGTGTTGTCTCTGTCTAAAGCTATACCTGCTGTCATCATAGCTCTCATGCTAGGCATGATCTCTAGGTTAAGTATAGCAAACATTATTTCATCTTTAGTATCTGAGTCTACTTTGTCACCTATAACATTCTCTATGTAACGATCTACTGTTTCAGGCCATGCTTCTCTGCCTTTACCATCAAAGTATTTAGCGTACCTTGATGTGTGAATAAATGCTTGGTAATCTGTTGGTAAGTAGTTGTTCATCTGTTGTCTCCCGATCCTTGTAGTGTTCCTCTTTTTTCCCTGCCATCTAACTTAGCTACATTTTTCTCCATTACAATAGCTAAGTTCTCACCAAAATGATTAGCTAGTGCAGTTACATAAAATAAAACATCACCCAGTTCTTTAACTATTTCCTCAGAGGAAACTTTGTTTCTATCTCTTATCTTTTTCTTTATCTTCTCTGCTACTTCTCCTGCCTCTCCTACAAGACCAAGTGTGTTCTCTATAAGTCTGTCATCACCTGTTGTTACAATTTTCTTTTCAACCCAGTCTGTGTAGTCTGCAAGAACTGTGCTGTTCTCTGGTTTGTTTAAATCAAATTGATCAAAGTATCCCATGTCTTCTAAGTCTTTA